TTTGATGCCGTACTTCTTGCAAATTGCCTTGATAGTAGGGGCTAATTTTGATTTAAGTGTTTGAGATACGAATGCCATTTTGAGTTCCTTTTGCTGTTTAAGTGTTAATTATACTATGGATTGGTTAAACCGTCAATCAAATTAGTGTTGTATTTTCGCAACACTTGCTTACTCAATTTGAAAAAGTGAGCAATCTTCAATCTTGTAGTCACCAGATTCATTGCAGGCATTAAAAATCTCGCCCGATTCTGCCCGCGTTATATATGCAGCGGCAACTGTTTTCGAGGAAAACTCCAAGTGGTCGTGATATAGTTTACCGGCAAGTATACCGTTCTGAAAACGCTTTGAAAAGTTAACCTGGTACTTGTACATTTAGTGATCATTGTTGCTGTTTATGTATTAATTATACTGCATTTCGGTTAAATGGTCAACCAAAAGAAAAGCCCCGGGTGGGGCTTAACCGTGTAATACTTAGGTATTACTTTTTAGAAGTAGCTGTGTAAGCCTTCATAATGCCTTCACCAAATTTTGAATAATCAAATTTGATTGCTTCCTTGACTTGCTTTACCGCTTCCGTGGTAAGCAAAGTAAAAGTATCAATGCTGGTGTTGACTGCTTTTTTGGTGTAATCAGCTTGAGCTTCAATGAAATCAATCATTGCTGTTTTGGCTGTTTCGTTGGTTACGAATGTATTAACGAAGGTTTTTTTACCGGTTTGAACGGCGTCGACGAATGCGTCTGTTGTAAACATAATTTTTTCCTTTAGACAAAAATTTACTATTGCGGGCCCGCCCTATGCAGCACCCTACAAAGTATTTAGTTATTATATGCTGCATTGCAATAAAAGTCAAGAAAAATCCCCGATGAGGTGATATTAATTATAAATAGTGGTACATCGAAACATATTTAAGGAGTAAACATGTTTAAAGCAATTAAAGAATTATTTTTCGGCATCTTCGGACGCCCAGCACCGCTAATCGATACTACAGTCGCACCTTATAAGGTCGAGCCACCTACTTTAGTAGAAGTGGTGCTAGCTACTCTGCCCAAGAAACCATTAGGTGCCAAAAAGGGGCCGGTACCCTCTAATTGGACCGCTATCGCTGGTAACAGGACCGAAACGGTCGCTAAACGCCAGGATCGTCCTAAAAAGAAGCCAGCAGCTAAGAAATAAAAACCGGACTGTTAGCCTATGTGTAACAGTTAACTCCTAATCAAGTCCATCGTAACACAATGAAAGCCACCACCCAACGTGCGGCTTTGTCTTAGCCGCAACGGAATTACTTCAAATTTATAACTTCGTAATGTTTTAATTAACTCAGTCTGATCAGCATCACAAATCACAGTAGTAGGATTAACTACTAACATGTTCATAGCAATCCATTTTGAGGCATATGGATATTGATAAAAATCTTGGGCAACTACATTGTTTACCCAAATTTTTTGCCACCCATCAAATAATTTAGGTACGCTATCAAAATTTACTCTGCTGGCGTTTAGCATAACCAGGCCTTCTCGCAAAGGCACAATAGTTGAATCAATATGCACACCTGCATAAAAATTACAAATCTCAATTTCAACATTGGGAAATATATCGCACAGCCAATTGTAGGCTTTGCGGTTGCCACTTGCACTTTCTAAAAATAGCATCTTATCACCTAACCGGCATACGTTTGCAGCATCTAGAATCATACCATCGTTTCGTGGCATAGTGTGATAATGTGCCGCTTCACTTACTATGTCATGATAGCATTGTAGTTCCATATCCCTGCAAGGATACATCATAGCAGGGTCAACAATAGTATCGCCGTAAACTAGCAGCCGATCACGCGGACAGTAATTGTATAGACCATCGTGCGTTTGAAAGTTGAGCGGATCTGGGCGTATTACCTCTACTCCAAGACCAATTAATGTAGTTGCTAAAATATCTAAATCTTCATTAGCCTCGTCAATAATACGTTGTGGCACCGGGCCGCTTGGTACAGGTGTTTCCTTCCAAGTTGTTTTATCGCCCTCAAGGTTAAACACAGGATCGTTAACCGGCCAATTTGCATCTGTTGCTGAGCCCACTACTACACGCTTTAGCGGACTCCACTCATTATAAGATGAAATCGTCATTTAGCAGTGGCCCGTGATTTGAAGTGTATATCTATCTTCTAGGCCGATGTTTGCTGCACTATGCGGAACATCATAAACCCATTCAGCAACTTGCCCGGCTTGCCAATTAACAAAAGGTTTACCGTCTACTTCAAGATAATGTCCCGGCTTCCAATCTTCTAACAATACCAATGCACGCCGGATACTTTGTTCTTGCCCTTGCAAATTAAAAAGTTCTATATAACGCTTATATAGATCCTGGTGAACTGGCATTACTGTGCCAGTTCTCATTCTATAAAATGCAAGACCAACGTCTTTCCATCCTTGCTCGGTATAAATGTCAATGAATTTTGCGGCCCAATTAGGTAATATGTGACGCATGTCACATAACTCTCCGCAAATTTTAGAATTGTATCCTTGTGTTAACCACAAATTAACAGAGGCGGGATCGTTAAATGGTTCTTGTATGTAATCTAGTGTTTTGTATTTGTCGTCCCAAAACACCGGAATTTTATAATTAAATACTGCGGGTGTTGCCATAATGTACCACTGTAAGTCCTGGTATTAATGTGAGCTTGCGCCACGGATCAACAATTACAGAACCATCGTGTATATGGCAATATGGTTGTGTTTCCTGTTGATCGCCGGTGTATCCATATGTAATCTTACGGTCATGTGCCCACAAGAAAATAGCGGGACCGTTAACTGAATCAACTACATTGGTTTTGTCGTCGGCCAATGGATCAACATACCATACTTTGCGACCTTCTTGTTCAATATAGTGCCCTATTAGTGTAGAGTAACTTCCGATACAATATTCAACGTCGGGTTTGTATGATTTACCGTGTATAACAATTGGCAAGTTGTTATGTGCTCGGCTCTGTCTGATTAAAAACTCGGCTAGATTTCTGGCCTGTATTTCACGAGCATGCATTACTGTATCAAACAGATCATAACCGACGTTGTATTCTTTTGCTAGCCAGCGCAAGGCAATATTATCACGAGGGTGACACGCCCCCGAATCCCCCATACCAGCAGTCATATACTTCGGTCCCATGATACGCATAGTGCTTCGTGCTAGTGCATTAGTAACAACATCGACATTAATATTACCAATACGCTCTGCAAAATCCTGGATCATGTTAACAAGGCCAACTTTAACCGACACGAAAGTGTTATAAAAAATCTTTATGGCTTCGCACTCATCCCATGTACCGATTTCGTAACGGGGATTATTTTCCATAACTGTATCATATAGGACACGAAGCTCACCTGCTATAGCTGTAGGGTTACCGTCTTCTGTGCCGATAATAATCATCTCAGGATTTACCATGTCCCACTTAACTGACCCCATAGCAATAAGATATGGATTGTATAAGAATTGATGTTTCTTATTAAGCAATGGATAAAAGTGCTTGCGTGTAGTGCCCGGTAACACAGTGCTAATCAACACAACTTTCTTGGGCGTAGTGGCGTATTTGTTTACATTGTTAATCGCATCAATTACAGCGTCACGCCCGAAATCTTTTGGCTCCAAATGGCTGCTAGGTACACTTCCATCGTATCCTGCTGCATGGGGGGTCGGTACTGCAATAAAAATCCAATCGCTTTCATTTATTAACTCTTTGATTCCGCATACTTTTACTGAGCCACTTGTACGCGGGTAGATATCATATCCCCGAACTTCATGTTTTTCCGCCATTACCTCAGCACAGTCAAGCCCTAGTTTCCCGATCCCAATGAATCCAATGCGTTGCATTAATGTTCCTTTAGATAAATTATTCAATTGTAGCTACCTGTCGTGTTAAGCTACCGTCCCAGTCGTCTCCTGGAGGATCTCGTGAGAGTTTTCCTATCCTATCTGCTAACTCAGTATAAAAACTATCAACTTCGCTATTCCATTTGCCCATTAAATTTTCAATTGCTTGCAAACAATAGCTCCAATTTCTTTTGCGGTAATTTGCAATCAAATTAATATGTAGTTGTTGATTAGCAGCAACTTCTAAAAACTCTCCAAGTGGTATTGTTTCTACCATACACCAAGTGGGCACCAGCTTACTACTTGGCAATAATTTTACAGTATCTAATTCTAATACTGTAAAACTATCGGATATTAAGTCAACTGAGTCGCCAAAAATTATGTGCATGAGTAACTCCTTTTAAAATATATGCAATTCACGAGAACATTAGGTATCGGCAGTTGATGCCGTAATTCAAGTTAATCGCAGTATATGTATCATTTGTTGCGAGTTACTGTTGATTATTAAACGCCTTCTGGTTCTAGTTTAACTTGAAGTGGATAGTTGTGGGCGCGAGCACTTACGGTTACTTCTATGCCTTTTTGCTCGGCAATTTCAAAAGGCAGCACTGCTACAATAGCGGCACCGGTATCGTGGATAGCTACAGTAATTTGTTCAGCCGCTTCCGGAGTGTAATTAAAGAACTCCACAAGACTCTCTACGACAAATTCCATGCTTGTTTGAGTGTCATTTACATAAACAATGCGAAACATTGGCGGCTCTTTGAAGGCTTCTTCGGGTTTAATTCGTGTGCGAGTATCTAACTGTATCATTTTATTTTCCTTGTTAACAATAGTGGCAAATTGCCACTACTGTATTTACATATTATATCACTTTTGATATGTGATAGCAATACTCTTTGGTTTCTTTTCTTCGGGTACTATACGTTTTAAATCAATTGAAAGGATACCATTGCTTACTTTTGCACCGGTTACTTCAACATATTCAGCCAAGGTAAATGTGCGCTCAAAATCACGCATACTAATACCACGCACTAGATACTCAACTTCACTATCATCGGCTTGTGTAGGCAATTGCGCACCTTTAATAGTAAGAATGTTTTTTTCTAGGTTAATATCAATTTCGCCTTCGCTAAATCCGGCAGTAGCAAGCTGAATAATAAAGTTATCTTCATTAATCTTTATAATATTGTGCGGTGGATAGTTTGTTTGCTGATGTGCAGATGCACGTATTAACTCATCAAACATGTTATCGAATCCTATTCCAAATTTGTGAAGATGTGGAATATCAAAAGATCTTAGGGTGAGGGTTTTTTGGTTTGTCATGTTTTTCTCCTTATAGCAAGATGACGTAGTGTAGGCCCGACTGTCGGCACCTACATACTATTTATTATAACACATTCATGGGCTCTATAAAATGATATTTGGGCATAATGTCATTGACTTTTTTATCAGTATGATTCCAAGTCATTGCAAAAAAACTGTAGTTTTTGTCATAGTCTAAAGTGACTCGCAACGTCCCTTTATGAATTTTTTTCCTGCAGGGAATATTGTATTGATCAGACCAACCATCAAGTTCTTGAACTAAAAGTCTAGTTATGTATCCATGCAGAGTTTCGGGCGACTGAAAGGCAAAGCTCGCCGGGGATAGAGATAACAGCTGGGATTCCGCCAATATAAATTCAATATACACAGTTATTCCTAGTCAGACAATTCATCAGAATGGGTTGACATATACTCTAAGTCAGTTAATGCCATTGGGGTATTTACAAGCTGCTCGTTTATCTCAAGGGTGTCAATTCCTTCTGTACGATAACGAGTCAAATTAAACATGTGTGGTAGTAAAACACGTTCGAGTTCACTGTGTAATCCGCGAGCACCTGTTTTGTTTTTTATAGTGTTTTTAGCAATTATCTCTGGTACCGATTTTTCAAATTGTAACTTAACACCATCTTGTTTAAATAACCATTGGTATTGTTCTATGTAACTGTGCTTAATGCCTGTTAAAATCTTAATGAGATCTTCTAATGTTAATTCGTGTAATGCTACCCAACTAGGAAATCGTCCAACAAACTCTGGTATCATGCCAAACTTTATCAAGTCATCGGGAGTTACAAGATCCAATTTACCGTTTGACTCATCTTTTATTTCAGCATTAAATCCCATACTAGTGCCTTTGGTCCGATTTTTTACAATAATATCTAGTCCAACAAATGCGCCGCCGGCGATAAACAGTATGTCTGTTGTGTCAATTTCCACAGTTTCGCCTGCTGGATGCTTTCGACCACCAGTTGGAGTAATACGACATTTTGTACCTTCGACAAGCTTTAGTAATGCTTGCTGCACACCTTCACCGGACACATCACGGGTAATAGAGGAACTCTCGCTACGGCGGCTAACTTTGTCAATTTCATCTATAAACACAATGCCGCGTTGGGTTCTGTCTATGTCGTTACCCGATGCAGTGTACAATCTAGTAATTAAACTTTCAACATCGTCACCTACGTACCCTGCTTCAGTAAGACTTGTGGCATCTGCAATAACAAATGGTACATCTAAATATCTAGCGACAGTTCTGGCCAACAATGTTTTTCCAGTGCCGGTTGGCCCAAGCATAAGAATGTTTACTTTTTCAATTTCTGTGTTGACATCTTTGTTGCTAATTCGTTTGTAGTGATTGACAATAGCAACAGAAAGCACCATTTTAGCTTGCCCTTGCCCTATCACATATTCATTAAGGTGCTTGTATATTTCCCTCGGATCCAAACTAGCAGCTTGATCAGTATTAATACTAAGATCGTCTTGTAATAAGGTCTTGCATAGGTCTATGCATTCACTGCATATTGCAACTTCTTCACCCACTATAAGTTTTGTTACCTGATCTTTGTGTTTGCCACAAAAACTGCAATTGTCTATTGATTTCATGCGTTAGATGGTGTTAAACGGGTTACTACTTGCTCGCGCTCACTCTCACTTAATATTTCCAACTCATATTCACCCGATTCAATTTTAGAGATTAGATGATCGATATACGCTATATCGTAAGTATACGTGTCTGTTGAATTTTTGTCAATTTCAATCCAGCCACTACCGTTAAACTTATATAGCACACTAGGCACACGGTCAGTTTTTACAAAGATGTCGCCCCGGTCCGAATTAGCTGGAAATTTATCACCAAACCCGCTGTGTGATTCACGCAACGTTGAGATATCTGGTAATTCATCAATGTGCTCTGGCACCAAGTTTTTTCGTTGATTATTTAACGTATCACCAATAATAACATTAAGATCTTTCCATTTTGATTTGGCTGTATCGATTACACTAGTAATAACATTAAAATCTTTCCATTTTGATTTAGTGGTGTTAATCACACTAGTATCTGCTTTATCTTCTTTAATTTCGTCTTTGTCTTGTGGTGGTGACGCCACCATGGGTTTGAGGTCTTTGAAGTGTACAAAGGGTTCATTGAGATAAGCATGTTTACTGATATCAAACTCCTTTGTTGTTTCCGTTGGCGGCGTTATTATTTCTGGCTCAGGTTGCGGTATCTGTTCGACTTGCACTTCGTCTGTTAGTATATCCTCCTTAGGAGATTTAGCTGTTCTATTACCCTTTTCCCATTTCATACTTTCCGTCGCGGCCAGCACCATCATAATAGCCAGTGGGTCAAACACTATAACCAACAGTATAATAACCCAACGCACCGCTCGTTCCATTAGATTTACATCAGGATTGTCTCCGTAGATTACAGCAGCAATGTATTTTATCGGCCCAACTTCGGCATCAACTTTGCGGACTTCGGCGGCAATAGGCGCACGGGCATCGTTAAGTTGCGAGATAGACTGTTGCGACTGTGATATTTCTTTCTGAAGTCTAGTACGTTCTTTTTGCTGGGTGCGACGCATAGCCACAGCTTTGTCGGCACCTTTTTCATCTGTTGAGCGGCCCAATACTTGGTCCACTCCTTCATCCATTTGTTTAAGTGCCTTACGGTTTGCTGCAATATTCTCTTTTTCGGTTTTAATTTTTTCATCATATATTGCAATCTTACTTTGTACACCACCACTTACTAAACTTTGATCACTATGGGCTTTTGATAGGAAACCAAATATGCCCATGGATGTAATTAACATTAACAGGAATACTGCTGGCACCAAATACACCTTCATTAATAACCTGCAACGGTTCCAATACTCGTGCAGCCATATTATAACAGTGATCTTAGCCACTTCCAAGAAACCACCCATGATTATGATAGGAATCACGGCGCTAGCAAAAATGGCAGTAAGGCCTATTATACTATACCAGGCTGCTACCGCGCTTAAACTTAGCGCGATTAATAATGTAAAGTAACTTAGGAACATAGATTTATTTATCGGGGCCTGTGGTAACTATTACAGCGTATTTAAGTGCGCACCAAGTGCCAAAATTCAGATCCGATACTTCAAACCAAACTCTACGGGTAGTAGTGCCGCTAAGCCAATGTGACTGTGCTATTCGTCTCCTAACATATTTTTGACTACGATAGTTTTTTCCAAACATCTCTCTAGCCTCAGCATGCAGTGTATACCACATTTTTTCATTCGGTACTTCAAAGTAAATACGGTGCATGATCAGAGGCGTTCTTTTAAGCGAGTTGAGTGATCGGGGCATGCTCGACGCAGCGGCCTTAATTTCAACAGACATTTTAACTTCCTTTACTGATTTAATCCTCATTGGCATACACCTTCTAGGGTCTCTAGGGGGTTTTAACTTATTGCTAAGTCGAGGTCAGGTCGCACCTACGGGAATTATGTTCATTTTGCCACAGGACACAGTGATACCGGCTTATTGATCACACCGCCGCACCTTTGAACAACCCACCTCTCCAATCATGCTCTGTAATTATAACAGGCATACAGCAGATTGTCAAGTTTTTTGCTGTTGTTTGATTAGATTGCAAACTGTTTGAAACTTGTTGTATGCATCCAAAACAGCCGGGTGTTTCATAAGCTTGTTAGCTTCTTTTTCCATTGCGTCTGTCCCCGCTCTTACCCCATCGAAGATCGCCGGCCAAGTGAGCGGATATTTTTCTTCACCAAATGCCTTTGCGAGTTTGTCCCAGGCTGACATCTGTGCCGGTGTTAGAGGCACATCCCTTGGACGCATAGCAACTGCATCACGCAATGCGGTTGAGATAGCCTGCTCGGCGTATCGTCCGGCCGCAATCATCGGAGCGAAGGCGGGGTCAATCACATGTCTCGTTGAAGACCCACCTGGATACACCGAAAGCAGGTAGTTACCTTTGGTGCGGCTTTCCATTAAGTCACTATCATACTCAGCCACCGGAAGATATCTGCGGCCAATTTTCTCGTAGAAGATTTTTTTACTCACCGAGTTTCTCCCAAACATAGTCACTTGTTTTCATATGTGCAACCGGGACAAGCCATCCGTAAGCAATTGCTTCCATGATGATACCTTTATAGTTTTCGGGGCATGTGTTTTTGATGCTAAAACTTGCGCGAGGTACTAAACTGATGCCGTTGTTGATCAAGAAGCCCGGCTCGCCGCTTTTAAGCGTAGTGATTTTGACCTTAGTTTTTACTTCTTTAAATGACATTCACTGTCCCCCCTTGTATGGTGCATTGAGCCACTTTAAGTACATACCAGTATCAAACTCGTCGAAAATCTTAATGAGTGTGATTCTTGATTTTGAGTAACTGCGTAAGCTTAGCCTTCAACCAGGTGATCGAGTATACTATCCCTTGTGGCCCGACACCCATCACAACGAGTATCACTAAACCCAAGATCAATATTAAAGAAAATTCTACAGTCATACTACTCCTTCGTTTACATTCTTCATAAGAATACCTTTGCGTGACGGGAATCTAAGATTAAACGCAATACCAGCATCATTAACGGTATTACCTTGGCATAGAAACTCTCCTGTAACTGAGCCAATGAAATAACCGGTATACCTTTTTTCTTGGCTTTTTCAACCTTGCCTGAATTGCTATCGGGATCTTTTGCGACCAGAGTCGTCACGCTGCTGTTGAAGGTATCAGTAATGACGCCGCCTTGCGAAGTAATTTTGGCAGCAATTTCGGGGATGAACCGAACGCCAGTTGGGCAAAACACTTGTCCAACGAACTTGCCAGTTGTCACCACTGTTTGGGTGGTTTCTTTCATAAAAGTAACTCCTTTGTCTATTAAATTAAGTTGGGTAATCATTGTTGGTAAACGCGATAGAATCTTTTCAGCAGTTCGAATCTCAAAACCATCCACTGCCACAATCTGATTTTCGGTAACTTGACCGCGCATAAAGTTCTTAAAAGGAATAACGGCGAACAATGCTTTAAGCTTTCGTTCTCCAATGCCACGACCAAATACGCCGATCGCAGCCAGAAAACGCTCGGGCGTAGTTGCTGCTAACTTTTCGCGCATGATAGCAGCAGACTTCCTACCATTTTCACCGCAGATTGCTCCAAACTGGTCAACTGACTTGATAGCTTTTTCAGCGTTATTGATGCCAGCGTGGATAAGTTTTTGCACATTTCCAGTGCCCATGAAGTCAATCTCCATCTTGCTGAAAAAGTATTCCAGGCGTTGTTTGGCAATCTCTGCACCATGTGCTGTGCTGTTGGAAATAAGTTCGACCTCATTTTCATCCCATTCACAGTGATCGGGCATATCTGCCTTGACGCTAACCACTACCTCATCAACACGGGGAATTACATCACCTTGACGAGTAATTAACACAATAGCCCCAACACCTATGCCACGGTCGAACACATTCTTGGCATTGTAGCCAGAAGCTTTGCGGATGGTAACGCCCGTCAGTTCTACTGGGTCGAAGTGAACGATTGGTTTGAGTAAGCCATCTTTGGACACGTTCCATTCAATCATTGTCACTGTGGTAGACACTGCTTTAGAGGGTTGCTTGATTTTACGTGCATGACTAGGATTGAGATCAGTCAAGTCAACTGCTTGGTCGCGTAGACTGAAATTGTTGATATCGATTACGACGCCATCCAATTCATAATCAGAATTCTTAATCATCTTTGCAACCATAGTTTGGTATTGCTCAAACGAATACGCATCCTTATCAAATACAGTGAAGAGTGGGATGGTAAAGGCATTAGAGGATAGCAGATCGAGCATGTCAGATTTGCTCAACTTTGGTTCGTTGGTCTCAAACGCAACAAACACAAAATACGGATACAGTGCAGGATTACTTTCAGATGCATTCATGAATCCAGCGACGAAGTTACGTGAATTCGCGTAAGTTTTGCCAGGGTTGCTGCCGTATCCCTTTGCAGCGATTTTCTGGACAATAACCCAATCTGCTCTACGGATAACAAGTTCACCGCGTACTGTGCAAGTTTCTCCGCCATACAGAACACGCGGAATGTTACTCATTTTTGAGGTGTGGCGGATATTGTTTGCGCCGTGTGTTCCGTTGCCACGCGAGTAAGAGTTTACTAATCGGCCAGCTTTGTATTGTAACAAGCAGCTATTGCCATCAATTTTTTCAGTTGATACAATCTTGGTTTTCGTTGGGAATTTTGCGAGCCAGCGGTCCAACGCTCCTTGATCCTGGAGTTGATTGAGAGAACCCATTGGAGTAGGCAGCAATGTTTTGCCACCACGCTCTACTGAGCCAATATCGTTTAGAATCTCAGGATTACTGGCAGCTAGTTTGTGCTCAATTGCATCAAATTCAGAGTCAGTCATCACAGGATTGCCTTCGTAATACGCATCTTTTGCAGCGTAATACGTTTTGAGAAGGGTTACTGGTTCTAATGTCATAATATTTACTGCCTTACCAACTAGAGTTATAGAACACTTTTAGACCAAAGAATATTTCTGCTTTGGCAGCACGAACAAACTGTAAATCGTCGTCGTAATACCGTTTGTCGGAATTATTCCCAAAAAAGAAGCCTGTTGTGCTCGGGAGTTGATTATGCGTTACTGCACGTTCAAGCTCGTCTAGATTGTCCCAAGTGAGCTCAAGTTCAACTCCATTAAAATCACCGCTGCCTCCTTGTTCAAGCCACAGGCGCTCCATAAAACCGTGAAAATTTGGGTGCTTTCTCCGATATCCTATGTGTCGCTGGTTAACAATTGTGTTATCTTCAGTGGCACGATTCCCTAGCACATACATGTATTGATCAAGTCCCATTTGTCATTCCTTGTTGACTGCGAAATTCTCTGCGAAGCCAATGTTTGTATTTGGCAAAATACACAGATGACAAATATTTAGGAAGGTGGCCGGACCATGCTTCAACTTCTGCACAATGCTCATACCATTTTTCCTGACACCATGTACGGAATCCCATTATATTCTCCTTGTTGCTGTTTAGTATTAATTATACTGTATTTCAAATTAATAGTCAACTAAATGCTCGAGCGAGGCCACTAATTCCCAGCACAAGTGCAACAAGATTTACGGCCATTTGTGGTTTATTTGCAACACGCACAGTCCATGCTAGAAACAAGATTGTGCCCACCAAAAAAGCTGCAATATTGTAGGGGTGGGCGTCGGGGCCAACTGCATTAAGACCGTGCCCTGCTATAATAAACACTGCACCACCCCACTGTAACACTTCATTGATTTCTGTCTTCATACCCATATTATAACAAAATGGGTATTATTTGTCAACTGGAAAAAGTAGTGCTTTAGTATACAGGTGTAACTGCTGGAACGGGTGTAACCGCGGGGGTCGGGCTTGGTGTGTAATTTGTGCCTAGTCCAGCTGCACTTAGACATTTATTATTCTGTGCTTCGCGCATCGCACCAATAATAGCTTGGCCACCCGGAATAGATATTTTTGCAACCTTCGTAAGGAAATCAGCTGGGCCGCACTTTTCAGTTTGTGTCCCATATTGGGCAAGCTGTTGCACAAAGCCCATAATGCTTGCTTTCTCGCCAGCTTGCAGATTAGTGTAGTCAATACCCGCAGCAATCTGATGGCCTTTTTCTTTGTTTAAATAATTTGCAATGTAGTTCCATGCAGTGTTAAGAATTGCGTAGTTCGGGTCGGCATTTAGAGCAGCAATTGCTATGTTTGCTTTTTCAATCTCAGCAAGTACTAAATTGTCCGCTTCTGCTGCGGTAAGCGCCGTTAAATCCTCTAAGCTCACAGTCACACCCAATATTGCCACATACGCATCATTGAGTACAGTAAGTAACCCAAGTCCTGGACCGAGTCCTTGCAACGCAATAATACTGTCGGTAGCTGTCTTTAGTCTCGATGCAAAATCATTAAAATCAATTGCTGTACCCAATACATCACATGTTGTTATCGTTCCATCTGGTCCTGTGCCCGAAGCGAGATCAGCATAGTCATCTGTTGCCTCTTTTGTAATTGCCGAAGTTTGTGCTTGTATAGCTGGCAAATCCACCATTGTGCTCAAGCCACGCATTGTAGTAGGCAACCAATAAGCAGTATCGTTAATGTTTGTGCCTGCGGGCACCTCTTGTTGGGCTCGATAATAAGTTGGTATATCTCCTCCCTGAGTCGGGCTGCCACCGCCACCGCCAGTACTATAGCCATTAGCAACATCGTAAACAGCTACCACAGCGTCGGCGAGATAATCAGAATCTGGTGACCATATGTCCAGAGTGTATCCTTGAACTGCTTCAGCTAGTGCAGGTAACGTGGTATTAGAAATACCTGTAATTTGTTGTATTGCAATTTGCACAGCTTTGTTGGCCACTGCAATTGCTTGCGGGATTACTTTGCTCAGTTCGTCACAACCGGTTGCTGATGTTAAATAATTTGCAACATTACTTGCTACATTTGAATTCACACTTACACCGGGTCCATATATCAATATAGGTCCTGTTGGGGTTGGTGTCTGCATTGTAGTGTAACTGTTTGGGAAGATTTTTGTTTGGTCCAACAAGTCAGCTAGCGTGTTAATATTTGGTGTTGTTACATCTAGTATGCTTAGGATATTTTGTAAATCTACTCCAGTAACAGTTTGCATGCCTGTGTATGCCATTCGCTGTAACAAATTATATTGGTTTGGGCTAACTGTATCTTGCCCAGTTAGCAACGTTTTTATGTCCTTGGTGGTTAGACCTGCACCAATTAATGCACCATTGATGGAGCTTAACGTTCCGCCTTGCAGTCCAGCAACTGCGGCAATTTGATGCAGCAATGCAGCAGGTGTACCATAGTTGTTTAAGTCAGCAAGATTTGTTAACTCGCCCTGGCGTGCTAGATCTGTACCAAGCCCCGCAAAATCAGGATTTATGTCACTAATTTGATTTGTAGCTAATGCGTCCATGCTAGTAAACGTTGGTCCAAAGTAGGTCTTTGCATTTACTGCTGAATTTATAAATTGGTTGATAGTACTAATGTAACCTTGTACTGCCATAAAACCTTGTGCAAAACGTCCGTTGTCGCCGTTACCAAGATAATTTTGACCGGCATGTTGAATTAATCCCGAAAACCCCCACGGGCTGATCTCAGAGGGAGTTAAGTTTGTGTATGCAATAGGTATACTATCCCCAAGTGCAGGACAAGTGTTATTACCAATGCTTAATAAGGCTGTTAGCGTATTTACGGTGTGCCACGGCTGCGCCTTATAATATACAACAGCGGCAAGAAAGTTTACAATCGTTGTGGTTGAATTATACTGATCCAATTTTGTAGTTAGCACAACCGGTAAGTCCACTATACCTTGATTAGTTAGCAGCGCGGAGCCTGCAGACAGTTGAAGTGGTGTTAATATTCCCCGTGACATTATCCTAGCATCCTTACATTAGGTGAGCCACCTGCTCTCGGATGACCGCATGTGTCGGCATTGCCGGTGAGTATTACAGGAATGCCATTGACTCTTACTGAGATTGCACCCCCGGTTGTTGTTGCACTACAATGGATACCGCATGGTGAATGTGGACTCACTGAATTTCCAACTATAGTTACAGGGCGGCCGTTAATTCGCACCGTGGGATTACCACCGGATACTACTCCGCCTGCTGTATTTACATCACCATTTCGTTGCACTGCTGGCATATTATCCTACTAAAATTCTCTTCTCTGGTACCTTAATTCCGGTCACAGCTTCGATATACTTGAGGCGAACAGAATCGTCTGTTAAACACCAAATACTCACACAATTCATATTTAGCTTCACTGCTGAACCTGAATCCGCGGTAAACATTGAGGGCACAAGACCTAGCCCTTTGGGGCCTGGAGCCACACTAACTGGATCTTCTACGAATAATGTGTTAGTGTTGACGTCGAACTTGGTTACTTTGGCGATCATTTCTTCCCCCGACCCCAACTTAAAGGTGTAGATTTTTCCTGTTTCCATTATTTGCTTTCTGTTAATTTTGCTTTAAGTTCTATAAAGCCGCCCACAAGTTCTCCATCTAATAAAACTTGTGGTACGGTACGAGCGGTAGGTACTGCTTCTAATAATTGTTCTTTTGTATAACCGTGACCAATCTTCTTCTCTTCAAACTCAATGCCGCGGCTCTTGAGTAAATTCTTTGCTTGCTCGCAGTATGGACAATTGTCCTTGCTCCATATTATCGCAATCATTAATTTAATTCTTCCCCCATAAAATAAGTTGATAATCACCTCGGGCACTACTGTATGCTTTACCTAGCTGTTTGAATCCCGCAGATGTAATGCCGGCATTTGCTGCTGTGTTCTCGGCGCGAGCAGTAGTATATATCGGTTGAGCCACTCCGGCTAGCAATGCTTGCTTTAACCTGGTATTAACGCCTTGCCGCCGAAATTCAGGAACAACATAGGCGTAACCCATTTCGACGTTGTAATTCTGTGCTAAGTTAGGAACACCGGCATTTGCAAAAACTTTGTCTCTATACGAAGTGTTGGGTCTCTTAAGAACACTTACACCCACTAATTGGTTGTTGGCCGTTGCCCAAGCCACTTTTGGACTACGGGCGAGTATGGTGCTAATATTTGCAGAATCGATTTCTCCACCTACTGCAATCAGTTTGCTTATGTTTTGAAGCTGTTCTGGGGGCAAGCTATTAGGAGCTGCCGTGCTGACTGTAACTCCTTCGTCTTCTGTAATTGTAATAGTTTTGTTTAGTTTTGATGTGTCGTATGTTTGTTTAAAAATATCTTTTTTAACAACACCAAAGTCATTGGCCCCGTGATTTACAATATAGTCTTCACCACGCTTGTATTCTAAGTCGCCCCACGAAGCATGCACAACACCGTCGTGGTCGGCTAGTTTTGCTCTTTTCACAATAGGTTTAGGCGTAGCTGTACCATTACCGTCATCATCGTAGTATGCTGCAAACTTGATCTGACTAATAGGATATTGCTCGCCCTTTGGTCCGGTGATAATTTTATGACCTGCTATATATTTAACAGGACCTTCTAATGTTTCGATTGTGCCGTTGTTGGTGGCTGTTTTATACTGGATGGGCACCGGATGTTTACTTGTTAAGAAACTGTCTTTGTCGAACCACGCATCGTCTACGCGGGGTGCAGTTGCTTGTATTGCTGTTTTTATATCAGTGTGTGCCATTTTATAACTCCGGTAACTCATCATAATTAAGGGCGTCACTCATTGCCCCAATAACATAATTTGTGCTCTCGGTTTCTTGTAGAGCCGATTGTTTCTTGTGTGTGTCGACGTGTTTGTTAAACCAGGGAATAGGCGTTGACTTAGGGGCAATTGCCTGATACTTAATGCCAACTTCTTTCAACGCACCTACTACCGTGTAGTCAACAAAGTCTTTGATAATTTGTGCGTTTAATCCAATAACAGGACCAAACTTAAACAAGTAATCAGCCCAATCTTTTTCTTCACGTATAACGTCCATGTATAGTGCGTATACTTCTGCTTCGCACTCAACTTTAACTTCTGCAAACCGCGTATCTTCTTTGATAACTTGATTGATTATAAAAGCAGTCCATTCCTTGTGCAATAGCTCGTCTTGTAGAATCAAACTAATAATATTACCATTGCCGATGAAGATTTTATTCTCAACCATTGCTAAACTTGTTGCAAAGCTAACCATGAATCGGAATGCTTCTAGTGCATAGCTAGCATGTAGAGCCATCCATATAGCTTTAATATGTTCTTTTTCTGTAATTACAAGTGCGGCAGGTATACCCGGTTTGCTGCTAAGTGTTTGCGCAATTTCTTTCTTACAGTTAATAACATGTAGAGCATCATAATAGTTACCAACACTACTTGCCATATCTATGATCTCTTGAGTGTCGTGAATTGTGTTGAATACATCCTTTGGCACGTTATAGATGTTGCGAATAATGTGTGAATATGATCTGCTGTGAATGTTAGTCTCAAACATCGACCATAGTAACACCAATGCCTCTAACTCGGGCAAAGATACCACTGGAGTAAATACCTGCACAGGACCACGTCCTTGTAAACTATCTAATGCTGTTTGGCGTAATAGGTTACTTGTAAAGATATGTTTAACTGTATCAGATGCATCTTTGAAATCGCTTGCATCTTTTGCTAGACTAATCTCTTCTGGCACCCAAAAGAACCCACGTTGAGTTTGCTCAAAGTTAGCAATTTTAGGATACTTAACTTCTTCAAATCGTTGAACAGTAACAGGACCAGCCGGATCAAGAAACATCTTACGTTGAAGATAATTTGTCTGTTTAGACAAATCATATTGTGCTTTACTCATTTATTTTCCTTAGAATTGGCCTGCTTCGGTACTATGCTCTAGTGCCACTGTGCTTGTTGCTCCAACTGCCACTGCAATAGCATCAAAGTAAGGAACACCAGCCTCGCGCTGATGACGCACCGTTGTGAAGCCGCGATCAACTGCGGCAAACTCACGCTCTTGCATTTCACTATAACCACGCATACCTGTTTTAGCATACGACTCTGCCATTTCAAAGGTGGCAAGATTATTACAATGAAACCCGGCTAATGTAATAAACTGATAAGCATACCCCATCTTACCAAGGTCTGCTTGGAATGTTTCACATTGTTCTAGAGTCAAATACTTACGCCAGTTAAAACTTGGGCTACAGTTGTAGGCTAGTTGTTGATCGGGAAATTTAGCATGGATAGCATCAGCAAATCTTTGAGCCTGCTCGAGATTAGGGGTTGATGTTTCAAACCATAGTAAGTCTGCATATTCGGCATAGGCAAGACTACGGGCAATACATGCATCTATACCGTTCTTAAAATGATAGAAGCCTTCTTCGGTGCGCTCTTTATTGTAATCAATAAACGGTTGATCAATTGGATCGATGTCAGAAGTAATCAGTGTGCTAGACTCTGCATCAGTACGAGCAAGGATAACGGTGTTAACCTCTGCTACATCCGCTGCTAGTCTTGCAGCATTAAGATTGCGAA